GAGATCTTTTGTTTTTGATTCGGATTTGATGAAGTGGAGGGCTCCCCTTTCCTTGCCGATCGTATTGGAGATGTCGCAGTGGGTTCGAGGTAAGGATGATCACCATTCCTTGTGCTCGACTATTATGGAGATGGCAGCGTATGAGTTGGCGCAGTATGATGAGGATACTTTTGATGAACATATGAAGGATTTTCAGAAAGCGGGGCGACTCCTCCGCCGCTTTAGGCCAAAATTTGAGACGTATTATACATATCAGAGAATGGATGGGAGTAAGTATTGCCTGATGCCTTGGGTTTAGAATAGGAATGCTTAATTATCCAGTTTTGCTGTGGTGCTTGCAGGTTGGCGCTTGGTTCGAAAGAATTCAGTAGATTTGTAAGTGCTCATTACGCCGGTCAGCGGAAACAATGGCCAGTTCTGGGTGAAGCGGGTTCTGATGTCTGTGAAGAGGTTGAAGAGCAATTCTGCTACGGTGCGGAGGTAAAACTATCCCGTGTAGTGTGAAGCTATTCGTGTTACACGACTTCAAAAATAACAAAAATATTTGTTTATCCCAATTGGAAGCTTTGTGAGGATTAGAGTGTTAGACTCACTCACATTGAGTCCCCGGTTGGTTTATCTTCGTATTATGTTGTTTTACTTGGATAAGTAGTTAGCTCAGTCAAGTGGTTCTCCAACTCCTGGGCCCTATATTCCATTAGAGTCTGATACTAACTTAGCTCCTGCTTTAAAGTATCTCGCTGGTTAAGAATAACCAAACCCCCAATGAAAGTACAACTAAAATGAATAACGAGTCAGAAAACACAACAGGTGTGTTCTCGGAGCAGAATTCTACTGCTACTGAGCGAGAAATTGTTACATTTCAGGATCAGGGGGGCGTAGCTAGTGCTGGCTATGCCTTTCCCAAGGAGATGCCAAGGGAACTTGGGTTATCCGCGACTGAGATGCATCAGCACTCAATTGTTAGTTGGTTAGAGCGGCCAATGTTGATGTATACTGGTTCCTGGACTCAGGCTCAGACGCCAGGGACTAGTATACGTAGTTTTCATTTACCTGATGCTTGGATGCAGTTGGCTCCAATTCGTGAGAAGTTGAATGGGCTGACGTTCGTTGAAGGAACGTTTGTCATTCGTGTGACTGTGAATCCGCAGCCTTTTCAACAGGGCTGGTTGATTATGTGGGATTTCCCGTATTATAAGAACTATCAGGGAAATTCTCTTCAACTGAAGAGTCTTACTTGTATGAGTGGGTTCCCAAATGTCAAGATGGACATTTCCACTCAGAAGGCTATGGAATTGAGAATTCCATTGGTCTTACCACAGTCGCA